CTCAAGTTGACAACTTTTTAGTTCATCATTCTTTAAAAAATAAAGAACTAAGTTATCATCATAATCAAATTTTGATAATTTTTCTAATAATGTTCCGACTTTCATAATAATGATGTATTCACTATAATAACAGTTTATGCGACCCCCCTACCACTCCATATCTGGCTGCTTTGCCCTTGCCTTTGCAAGTGCTTTTTCATATTTAAATTTAAAGTGTTCTAATTCTGTGTGAACATCTAACAAATCTTCCCACTCATCTAAGATTTCTGAATCTTGATACTCAACCATAGTATCAACAATAGTTGTTACTTTATTGTCAACATACTCAAATAGAGTGTCAAATTGTTTATCAGTTAATGTAATTGTTTTCATAATTAATACTCGTCAAAATCCACGATAAGGTTTAATTTTTGATAATCTGTAATTACAGTTTTTTTACCATCAGGTGCAATAACTATGGTAAAATTGGATTTAGGTGTAAATCCCTTTGCATCAGTTTCACCTTTGATGTAATTAGTTAAAACTAAATGCTCAGTAACATAGCCTGTATCATCTTTCATGCTGACCACATCACCAACTGAAATTTCATAGGGTGATTTATACTTGTCACATTTACCACTAAAGCTGCTAGTACAATTCATAATTTTCTCCTAGTTTAAATTGTTTTCAGATTGACCGCCTTTGAAGTCCTCGACTATCTCATCAAAATAATCTTCCCAATAGTTGTATCCCTCTTCAAAAAACTCAACTGGCGATAACTTATTAACATAATCTGACATATCATCAGTTACATAAGCAACTAAATCTTTTGTACTCATATTGTCAATAAGTCTCTCAACATAGAAGTCTTTAAGTTCTTGTAGTTGTTCGGGTGTCAAATTTGATTTGATTTGCTCATTGAGAGCATCATTAGATTTTGCCAAAAGAATTGCTCCTAAAATTAAGTGATCTGACACCATTGATTTCTGGTTCATCAGCAAGTGCTTCCTCTGCAGCTGCTACTGTCTCTTTTAAATCATCAGATGCAAGTTTGTCAAATTCTGGATAGAATAGGTTATCTAAGATTTTCTCAGATAATACTTCTTGCTCATCTGTCATGTATAGACGATAGTTTTTAAATGCTTGAAAAACTAATTCGTATTCTTTTCTGGTCATAATAGTTGCGTATTCATTAATAAAACAGTTTAATCGACCCCCCTACTTATTGTACCACTCTTCTGACTCAAGTATGACTTCTTCAATATCCCACTCTGTTGTTGACTCTGCAATAACTTCATGTGAATTGATGTCTGCGTGTGCAAGTTCCCTTGCTTCATCTTCGGATTCTGCTTCGATTGATACAGTAAAGTTTACTGTCTCATAGCATTTGACATGATATACTGGCATTATTCTGTTTCCTCTTTGATTGAACTAAACTCAAAGTCATAAAACATATCATCACGATCAACATTACTATCTTTATAATGACCTCGATTATAAAGTTCGATTGCTTCCTCTTCTGTAGAGGCTTCGATAGTAATATCGTTATAACCTGTGAATTTCTCTTGAATAATAAATGTTTTCATTAGTCAGCCTCCAAATTGAAAGTAATTACAAATTCGTTTGTGTAGTCCTGATAATCAGTAACTACAAGTGGACAATCGTTTAACCACTCTTGAAAAGCCTTGTAGCGTTGCTCCTTGACTCTCTCATATTCTAACTCAATATTGAGTTCCTCATTTGCTCGTTGCTCATTCATGATAATATTGTGTTATACTATAATAACAGTTTAAGCGACCCCCCCTATGGTTTTGGGTTCACTCCAATAATCCTTGCGTGTGGATTTCGATTTTTGGCGGTGTCAACTGCATCTTCCCGATTAACAGCATGAACTGACTCTGTAAAAACTGTTCCGCCAACATACATTTTAACTTCCCACTTCATTTGCTATGCTCCCCTGAGAGTTCCCCTGAGAGTGAATAAAGATAGTGGAATGATTCGTTTACTTTATCAGCATCTTTACCAAACCATTCATGATACTTGCCATCTTCATACATATCAAAATAACATATTGATTTATAAATCAGTTGGAAATCGTGTTTGTCAAGTTCAAATTTCATTTAATTAGTCTCCAATTCTTTTAATTTAGCATCTAACTTTTGGCGAACTGAGTAGTAAATAGATTCTAACTCATCTGGATAAGGGTCACGAGCTCTTACTTCAAACTTGTGAGCCCCTGTGCAATTATGTAAATAAAGCAATTCTCTTTTATTAAATTCCATTTAGGCCTCCTTATGTGTGTAACCGAACTCTGCAAGTAAAATGTCTCTGACTCTCTCTCTGTCGAGTGAATCTCCATCACCCCATGTGCATAATTCATTATTATCATCACCACATTGAGAAAGATATTTCTCTGTAGCACCTAAGATGTCAACTTTTGAAAGTGGTTGACCATCTTTGATTAATGGGTATAATGGGTCATTGACTCCATAAAATGAATCAACATAGTTCACAAATTCTGTGAGCATATCGTTGAGTTCTGTGCTTGAATTTCCTGAGTTCATAATGATCTTGTGTTATACTAGAGTGACAGTTTAATCGACCCCCCCCCTATTTCTCTTGACAATTACATACTTTAAGTAAGTTAATTAATTTGTATCCAACTTCCTCATTTGTGACATTATCAAAATCATCAAGTGATTCTGATTCTACCATCTGAAACTGTAATGCTTCAATAATAGTTTTCATTTCTTTTTTTGATAAGTCAACTAACATTAGTATTTGTAAATCCTATCTTGGTTTTGAATTAAATTAAAATCGACCTTTGGGTTTATGTGTTTATCCCAACCTATTGTAAATGCCTTTTCATATACAAGATTAAGTAGCACTTCTTCCCTATCTGGGGTTTCACTTGGATTACTACTATTCAATCTTGACTCACACATCACTTCACTATGACCTTCAAGGTGTGTGATGAGTGCGGTTAATTCCAAGTCATCTAATTTAATTGTGTGAATTGCCATTAATCTAACTCTCCGTTGTAACGTAAAGCATCATCACTAAATTCCATGAGTCTATCTAATACTTCTCCCATAGAATAGTCACGATTGATTGCATTGTCTCCAAATGCTATTTCAAAAACTTCTTCAATAAATTGTTTAGGGTTTTGGACATGGCCATAATCCCATGTCTCTCCCTCTGTACCTACTTCCCATTGTTTGAGTGGATTTTTACACATTAGTTTAGTCCTAGTTTCATTATAATAACAGTTTAAGCGACCCCCCCAATCTTGAAATTAAGATATGAGAAAACTTCTCTATCAATAATTTTGAATGTACCATATTTGTTGGTCATCACAATACCCTCATGTGATATTGGTTCTCCCTCAAATTCACATGATAATGAATTATCTACAAGTATGTAAGATAACATATCTATCTTAATCGACTCGACTAACTTCCATAATCTCATCACGTTTATATCAACTTTGTTATCATGTGCTAGTATGTTTATCAACATTTCATCTAGTTTTATATCCTCTCGAATACAAGTGTTGATTTGTTTCTTTATTTTGTTGACAACTTTCTGCTCTGGAAACTCACATGAAGCTGCGATCACTTTAGCAAAATCACATTTGCTTTTGATCTCATCAATATTATCTGATAATTTAGCATAAGGTTTAACAAATAAGACTTCGGGTGTATCTCCTAGTCTATGTGTTAAAGGTCTTGCACTCACTTCTCTAAGATCAGCAATATCCCCAACAATATATTCAGTATGGGGTGCAATTATGATCTCTGCACTAATTACCTCTTCAAAGATATATGTAAGTGTGTTAGGTGTATAAGTGTCACACCCGCCAAACCCAATAAAGTCTCCTTGATATATGCTAGTACAACGAGGTAGGAAATCAAAACAGTTATGTAAGATTTCTGCTAAGTCTCCGTCATGATGTGTATCAATATCATCATGTGAATGATTAATTTTGATTAGTTTCTTATTGAAAACAGACTTCGTACCCACAAAGAATTGTCCATTTGCAGGATTTGTACCCCATACAATAGCAGGAGCTCCGTCTATCTTAACTGATACTATGCTATCTGTACTGAACCAATCAAGAACAGATAAATCCCCATTTAGAATAGAATCTTCTGGGTGTTCGATATGTGTGTTTTGTTTCATACTATCCATACACTTTAAGCGACCCCCCATAGGATAGTAACTTTACTAATTGCTATGGTCATTAAAAATCCTAACATAATAACCACATCAAATTGTTTATTTTTCACATAAAATGGCATACAAATTGTATCTGCAATAATGTGCATTATCGCACCATAAAATGTTGATACATGAAGTATCACAAAATAGGCTGCTATAATCATTATTGACCCTGTTATTCTTCCTAATACAAAAATGTTCATCTTGTTACTACAGTAGTGGCTGCCTCTCCTTTGTTGAATACAGTATCAACAACCGCATTAACTTTGCGTGATGTACTGATACCAACTTTATCATAGCAAGGAACAACAAGTAATCCATAAGTTTTACTCTCATGTCCTTTGCGTATCACTCTACCAATAGTCTGACTAATTGTAATATAGTCCATACTGCGTAGGAATAAAGCCGCTTCAAGTCCTGACACGTTGATACCCTCACTCAAGATACTATGATGACAAACAACAAACTTTCTATCTTTCTCTTTACCCCATGTATTAAGTGTCTCAAAAAACTTTTCTCTATCAACTTTCTTACCATCAACAATACCACCAGTTTTTGCTGTGATAAACAACCAATGATAACCTCTCATGTGTAGGTCTTTAGCAAACGTAGAATGAGAGAATAAATTAATAATTTGTTTTGTTGATCTTGCACAAATTAATATTTTGTCAACATCAATATCATCAATAGTTTCTAACACACTATCACAATCTTTTTCATAACTAAATCTACTATCATCAGCAACATCTATCTTCTTGATAATAACTTTAGGTGGTAATATGTAACCTTGCTTTACTAATTTTGGTGCAGGAACATTACAAATAACCTCTCCAAATATATCTGTATCATTCATACCAATTTTCATAGGTGTCCTTGAATGTTTTGGTGTTGCTGTAAAAAAGTAACAACGTGTAGCATACATTGAATAATACTCAACTGCTTCAATAAAGTTCTTTTGAACTGCATTATGTGACTCATCAAAATATATCGTATCTATGAGAACTGAGTATGCATTTTGTATCTTATGTAGAGAATGATATGTAGTGAATATTAACTGATTTTTTCTACTTCCCCAATGCCACTCCTCAATCTCAGGTGTCTTAGTTGTACTGGTGTGATGTGTCTCTCCACTATGAACATGAAGTACATCAACGTCATCTATCAACTCAAGAAATTCTGACGATAATTGATTTGCAAGTAAGATACGAGGTGCAACAACCACGATAGTTTTAAGGCCATCTTTACTGAACTCTCTCTTAGCATCTTCAATCATACATATAGTTTTACCACCACCAGTAGGCACGATAACTTGACCCTTATTTGATGCACTCATAGAGTCCAATGCACTTAACTGATGTGGTCTTAAATTAATCATCAAAAAACAATAATATAGTAATATTATACCATAAAAGGTATTAAACCGCCATACAGACGATTACAGGTTCATTACAAGAACAATTTAGGCGACCCCCCTATGCTTGTGCTTTCTTCTTATTTCTTCTTGTTATCTCTTTTTGAGTGATAGGATTCTTTAACTGACTTTCTTTTTTCTTGCCAGTAGCACTTAATACTAAATCCCTTAACTTTCTCTCTCCTTTCTTGGTAACAGCCTTTCTCTCCTGTGCTGTTAATCCTGATGCCTTTTGTGGTTTATATCTAGGGTCAACTTTCTGTTTCTTTTTAGTTGCTAGTAAACTATCTGCTTTTTTTGAAAGTGCCTGTGATCTTAACTTTGTTGTTCCACCACTTGCTTTTGCAGCCCTTCTCTCCATAGCAGCCTTACGTTGAGCTGCTCTTGGGTCTAGTCTTGCACTACCTCTTGCTTGAGTGGGTTGTTGTTCCCTCTCTGCTCTCTTACGTTGACCACCAATATCTTTTCTATCCTTATAAGTCTTAGCTGGAACCATCTTACCGCCACCAGCTGCTTTCATTCTTCTCTTCTCTGGTTCACTTTTCTTACGCAAAGAGCCGACTCTCCCACCCTCTCCTTGTTTTCGGATTTGAGATCGACCCTGTACTTCTGGGTCATAAACTTCAGCGATAAATTCGTTAAATGTTTTCATCAAACATAAGACTTTTATCTATTTATTAGCGGAACCAGCTTTAGATGGGCCTTTCCACACTAAATCGTTATCATAGAAGTATTTTACCCTTTCTCTACGCAACTGTAGTAACTTATCGAAAGCAATCTGCTGTTGTGGTGTGAATACAAATGCTTGCCTTCTCCATGCTTCACGAAGTTCTTTGATTTCGTGAAGTATCTCTGATGATTTCATAAATTGTCGTTTGTTTTACACAATAAGTACACTTTAATCGACCCCCCTATGTTCTTTGTGATTTATATACACCATAACTTAGTTGGTCTGGGTCTGTATCATCTTGTTTTGATACTCTCCTTCTTATGAACTCTAACTCATTCCAATTTGATTCATAACAACATAAACAAACATGAATACGTTTATGTAAAAAAGTAGAGACATTACACTGTGGTCTTGGTTTTGTTGCAATCTCAATCGTTATGTAGTTAGATGTTGCCACCCACTTATTTTTGACTCTATTGTCATTATCATCAACTTCTCCCTTAAAATATACCCACCCTTCATGCACCTGACCTAGTTCAGTTGTCCACTTCACATAATCATTTACCTGAGGCTGATACATTATTTGTTAAGTTAAAGGTAAACGATTATCGTATCTTGTATCGTCTTGAAAAACAGCTTTAATATCACTTGGATTTGCACCTAATTCTAGTAATCTGTTTATTATTTTTTCTGCATCATCTTTTGTTAGATTTTGAGCATCATTAGAATGTAAATTCCAACCTGTACTATTTTGCTCCATAATCTTGTAGAGTTTTTCTTCTGCCATGATCTTTTAATGTATAATTTATATATGAAAATACCCTACCAGTATAACTGATAGAGTAAAGAATGTCAAATAAATTCTTTGATATAATAATCAACTGTGATTTCTAATTTAGCTGCTTCTCTCTCACACTTAGCAATAAAATCTTCAATCATTTCATCAGTTTGATTCACTGGTTTTTTGTAAGGTTGTGGGTGTTTCCACAATCCAGTTCTAGGGTCAATTTCCATACGTTTAAAAAAAAGAGTGGGCGAGAACAAAACTAGGTCTTATTGGCACTGCCTGTTTGTTCTCGCACCAATAAGACACTTTAGACGACCCCCCTAACCACCATCAATATCGCAACCAATCATGGCTCCAGTAACGATACCAGTAGGTATTGCCCACCAACTATCCTTTCCTCTTGATATAGAGGCTGCTATTCCACCACCAATTAATCCACCCGCAACTGTTCCCTCTGAGCAATCGTTATCATCAACTTCATACTGTCTTTCAATAACTTGTCTGCGAGTTCCTATATTTGGTGTATTACAAGGATATTCTACTGTTTCTTTCCATGATCTTACATAGCCAGGATTATCCTCTGAGCCAGGTATATACTCTTCTCTATACTCTGATCTATAACATTTTTGAGTATGTGCATAACCTGATTGACTACCAATATATTCAGCAGAAGCCGATACAGGTGTTAATGCAAGTAATGATGCAAGTAAAACTTTCATTTTTTAATACTATCTGAGGCCATTATACAGGAAAACAATTTATATTGCAAATTGCTGTGACACTTTATGGGGTGTACTCATAACCATATTTATTAAGATACTCCTCAAATAATTCATCAGGAACTCTTCCTTCCCAATAATCTTTTTCACTATACTGATCTTGATTCTTCAATTTCTTTTTCTCTTTTTTTGATGAGTTTTGCATAACGGACTTCTTGTTTTGTATAAAGATTTGGATTTTGTTTTGCTCTTTTAATGATTAGTTTGGCTGCTTTTTTATTGTTCATATAATATGAGTATTTACACTTAGATAATTATTTATTCATTTCTTATCCCACTCACTCAATATCCATGAACTACTATTTTTTTTATTCAGGCCACCAACAGCCCATCGAAAGATTACATTATCATTATCTTTAAACTTTTCATATTCTGGCACGTTTTCGTTGTGTCTATCTCCACCATTTGCAAAGATGACCTTATCATATATTTCTAATAGTTGTTCGATTGCACGATTACTTGTTCCATCACTATCATCATACTCAATAACCACATCAACCATTTTCAATTCTCTAACGATTGATATTCTCTCATCTATAGGCATGAATGGTTTACCTTTTTTATTAGTCAACCATTGATCTGAATTAAGTCCAACTGCAAGTGGACTCAATGGTGCAATCGCTTTTGCTGATTTAAAATAGGCAATATGTCCACTGTGTATGGGGTCAAATCCACCTGTAACTAATACTATAGATGAAGTCATTGTTTGTTTTTATAATTTTGCATGGCTATTAATGTATCATAGGGTATCCATGCAGGATTTTCTTTGCCAAATTGAACTAAAACCTCAGTTATATTTTTTTGATAGAATCTATCATACGATTCTCTTGTATTTTTAACTGGATTTATAGGATTTGGCATATATTTTATCTCCATTTTGTAAAAGGTTTTGTCTCAACTGCAATTTTATCTTTTACTGCAATTAATTTTTCAGTTTCTAATTCATCACTTTCATCTGCTTGTGTATGATGTGTGACTTCTTTTAATGTTTTAAGATACTCTAAAACGTGTTCTCTTATTTCCATCAGTTCATTGAAACAACCCTGATTATGAGAACAACCACGCAAATCGTGGTCTGGTTTGAGAACTGACTCGGTAAATAAATCCAATGCTCTTTGATATTTTACGGAGCCTGATTCATTACCCACTGATGCTTGGTCTTTCATGTTTTTTTTATTTTATTTAACAACTTCCCAGTTGTCATCTGCACCCTCAAACATTTCAAAATCATATCGACCTGATATTGACGAAAGAAACACTTTATTTCTTTCTCTTTTCATTACACGACAAGAATGTAGTTGGTGCATTTCATTCACGAAAAAGTCTTTAGCAATTTCTGATTTTGGTTTTACACAAATAAATTCTTTCTTCATTTAGAGGTTTTAATTTCTCATATTATAACATAAAAAAAGGGGGTTGTGAACCCCCTTGTGACGATTTGTGAACCTTATGCAGTTTCTAATTTAAACTCATCATTAAAGTTTATGTCGGTCAATGTTTCTTTCTTGACCTCTGCTAAGATACGAGAGAGAATGATGTATCTAAACTCTACGTTTGCAGCTGATGAACCAGAGCAAGCATTCTTGAATGTTGCTTCATCAGGGCCATACGTGATAGTGGTATCACTATATGCTTTTCTGTGTAGGTCAACTGCCAAAACTGCTTCTTCGTAAGTCTCAACACCATTACACATCATGTAAAATAGATTTTGAATGAGTGATTTAGTTTTAAGATACTTCTTCTCTTCATCAGTTGAAGCCTCATCTATCATTTTTGAAATCCAATCTGATAGAGATGTGAATAATGCTTCGTAAACATCAAAGTTATCTACGAGTTCAGACTCGTACAACTTCCACTTACTTCCCTGATTTACTGGATTACATTTAGCAAAACAACTATACTCTTGCTCGTTGTTTCTGTTCTCATTAATCTTTCTATCGAAAGTAACTTCTGTTTCTGTCTCTTCTACAGCCTGAATAGCAAGATCAAGACAATCAACTATCCACTCGTCTCCAACATAACGAGTAATTGGGTCTTTGAACATTAACCTTAGTAAGTTAAGGTTGTTTTCACGAAGTTTGCGAACATACTCACTCCAATCAGATACACTTGCATTACGAAGTTCCTGTTCATTAGGTGCAACCATTGCATTTGTATTGATGAATATGAGTGACATACCAAACCAATCAGTTTGAGTGTATTCACTAACAACTTGGATTCTATCCAAGATAGCATCACGAACTAACTCTGGTAAACAATCAAATGTGTTTGCTTTACGAGTTACAGTAAAGTAACTTGTGGTACTGTCATTCTTATCTTGAACATACTCATAAGTTCCCTCTGGGATTCGATACTCGTTATTCAATAATGACATATAGAATGATAAACGATTATTACCATCTAATATAATGAATTTGTGACCTCTTGCTAAAGAGTCCTCAAATAATCTAATTGCTTTGTGATAGTTTGCGTAAGCATCATTTTGAATTGATCCAGCTGCTCTCTTCAATGCAGCCAATGCTTTTACTACGTTAACTATTACAATAGTTCCCTCAATCCTATTCATCAGGATTGAATTAAAATACTTTATCTTGTTATCACTCTTCCATGATAACGGCCTTTGAAATTCTTGCGGTGCTTCAAAATTATTGTCTAAATCTCTCCAAAGATTTTGAAGTGTTTTTGTTATAGGGTCATTCTTTCTTAGAATAATTCCCTTTGCTTTTGCTTTCTTTACAAGCTTTGTAATTCTTCTACGAACTGATCTGTTCATAACTTAGTTCCTCTCGGATAATTGTACTACGGAATTGAAACGTATTCCACACGTTGCATTTGATTTCACTATTGAAATGAAATGCGAAATCAACCTCTCGATTGATATACAACTATTGTTGCATAAGACTATTTATTTGTCAAGCGATTACAAAATAAATTTGTGTTCCCTGACATATTCACGATACATAATCTCTTCCATCTTTCTTGCTTCAATCTCCCATGGCTGATTTTTGTAATCTGTTTTAGAATGATCTATACCTTTCCATAATCTTTTACCACGTTTATCTTTTAAGTTACCCATAACGTGTTGATATAGATGCCATAACTCATGTAAAAGAGCTTCAGTATATTGTTGTGGGTCTAAACGATTATGAATCTCGATCTCAAATTCACGAGGTCGATAGTCAGTTGTTGACCATATCCACGCAAATACACCCTCACGCAACATACCTTTGTGTTCTACATTCACTGTAATTTTATGATTAGGTAGATACTTTTCTACAAACCACTCTACAATCCTCATACATCTTTTGTATGAATAGTTGTAACCAGAGGTAGTAATGTAAAGCATTAAAAATAACGTAATTGAAGTGTACTGATAGCTGCAAAAGATATACGAACACCCCAATGTAATGCCCATACGAATGATGCAATAAAGATTAATTTCTCCTTGCTGGTCATGTCTTTGCTCATGTTTAAATTAGTCCTTACAAATATTATAACCCCCTGAACCGAAATTCAGGGGGTTATATGTGACACTTATTTTTTTGGTTATTTATAATAATTAAAATTAATTACTACTCTTCTCTTTTGATTTGTACAACTTGATCCTGTGTGATAAAAGGAAGTTTTGAATGTTACCATTCTGTTCTCAACACTTTCAATTTTTGTTCCATCTTTAAATATGGTGTATCCATTATTAGTATTCAAATAAAATATAGATGTATAGGGTGTCACATGATTATCAACATGATACTCATGCTCTACAATATCCCTTGGTTTTATGGGATTTAGATTTGCCTTAATTCTAAACACACCAGTGCATTCTAGTTTATTTAAAAGGGGAGTTATATTATTAAAATATTTACTTTTTACCTCATTACCTTGAAAAAATATGTGAGTAAACTGATAATTATAAATTTCATCACAGAGTAAATTCTGACGATTATCAGGTTCGTGTTTAGTATAAACAACAGAATGGGCCCAATACCAAGGAAATTCTCTACCCATCATTGTTTCTTGAATATCTTCAAAAGATTTAGAATCTAGAAAATTATCAATTACTGTAACATCACTCATCTATTTTTCTAAAATCAATATTAAATGCTAAAGAGATTCTATCTTCATCAGATTGATTTTGTTCTACACCATGTCTTAAATGTGATGGAAAAAGAATCATTAACCCTTCTTGTGGTTCAATTCTATATGCAGGGCAATCTAAGTATTGTTGAACCATTTCTGGTTTTTGAACTGCCATGAAATCATATTGAACAAATTCATGCGGTGATTCAAAATAAAAATTACCGCAATTTTTTGGTATTTTAATCCATAAAACACCTGATATTGTTGTTTCGACATGCTGATGAGAAATATTATAAGCACCTTTACCATTAATATTAAACCACATTGATGAAAGAAATATGTCTCTACCACATGACATGTTAAAATCCATGTGATCAAGATATTCTTTCAATCGTTCACTAAACCAATTCATATATGGTTTAAAAGATTCTGTATTAAAAAATGTCATTTTCAAATGGGGAGTTTGCCACCCTCCTCTATTTGATATTATTTGATTTATATCATCTTCCTCTCTTTGTTTGTATGCATATTTGATTAAATCTTCTTTTACATCATCAAATCCCTTTGTTTTATCATCTCGATACATTAAACTAGGAAATAGAGGTATGATTCTTCGACTTGAATAATCTAAATTTCTTACTTTCATTTTATTTTAGGAAATTGTTTCAATGCGTTATCAATAATAGATACGAATGATCCACTCTCTATATTACCATTTTTTATATCTTCATGCAACATAAGTAAAAGATCATATGGATCTGGGAGACTTTGCTTTCTCATTCTATAAAAGGCCTGTTCAGCAAATTCTTTTAATTGTCTTTGATACTCCCGATTAACTTCTTCATATGTTGGAGGTTCTTCCTCATAATTCCCCCAATAAAGAATATTACCTTTTCCGTCTATATGGTATTCAATATTATTATCAGCCAACTTTGGTCTTAATTCTTTAAGAGCAGTTGTGTAAGAGGGTTCTTCCGTTCTAGGATTGTATTTATAAGTCATTTGTCAACTATTAGTCTTAATCCATTCTTGTTGAGATTCTGACCATTTCCAATAGTATGGTCGAACTTTCCAAGATCCATCTTCATTTATTATACCATTTTTTTCCTCGTCTGTAAACGTGTCATCAGAGGGTTTATCAATTGGTGCTTTCCACCAACATATATTATCGTCCCAAATCCAAGATTCAGCAGGTTTATCAGACTCAGGAGGAATAAATACATCTTTTGTAGAGTCATATGTCCACCCTACTTTAGGTGCATTACCTCGAAAAGGTGTTCTTCCTTGAGAATGTATGTTATGATGAGTGTTATTAGAGAATTGAACCCAACACTCATGACCATGATTTTTTTTTAAATGTTCAAGTCCAAACTTTTCATCTTCCACACCAGTAATAGGATCAATGTTATCTACGTTTCTTAAATATACTAGACCTATTACTTTATTGTCCATGCCAATTTTAGCAAAATGAGCCATAAAGAAAATCAAATTCCTTTTTTATATAGAAGAGTTCTTTTAGAGGAGAATCAATGTATGGAAATATTAAATGAATTTTGGAAGAATAGACATCTTCATAAAAAAATTGATACTGATTTTAAAGTAGCGACTCAAATGGAGTGTAAGTTTTCAGAAAAAAATAGTAGAATTTTATTAAGTAAAAGTGTAAATTATATCTGGGACGCACTTGAGGTAGCAATTCAAGATTATGTTAAATTATATCCACATGCAAGTGAATTAAATTTAGATTGGGGTGTATATAATTCATTTAATCTTCAATTTTATAATCCTAACGAAGGATTTAAAAAATGGCATGCAGAAAACTTACCTTTTCTTGAAAGGTTTTTGGTTTGGACTATATATCTATCAAACACTCCTGACGGAGGAACTGAATTTTTACACCAAAATCACATTGAAGAGTGTGAAATGGGAAAAGTAGTTATATGCCCTGCTGATTGGCAATTTACTCACCGAGGACAAATATCAACTTCTCGTTGTAAATTTATTGCAACTGGTTGGTATGATTATAATCAACCGAGGTAAGGATAAGAAACAATAACAATACCGGGGCCTCCATTACCACCAGCATATTGATTACTTCCGGGGCCTTGAGCACCACCGCCACCGCCACCCATGTTAATTGTTGCTTCACCACCACCAGTGTCTTTACCACCAATAGCACCGCCACCAGTTCCACCTGTAGCAGGACTAGGAGTATTACTTCCACCACCGCCACCGCCACCGGCAAAGTATCTACCGGGACTTGGGCCTGATTCTCCATATGAGGTTGGTGCTATATTAGCTGGAACTGGAGCTCCTATTCCACCTGGCCCAGCGTTATCTCCATCTCCTTGTCCTGCTTGTGCAGCACCTCCACCACCACAACCATAAGAGTTATGACTAGAATCTCCACCATCAGATCCCTCTGAAATAGGACTACATCTTGGATCATTTCCTCCTGCATTTCCTGATCCAGCTGATGTGGGCCCAGTACCATCACCACCACCAGATCCTCCGTTACGGCCATCTACATAATCACTTGAGAAACCGCCACCACCGCCACCGCCAGTAGCAGTAATTGCTGTGGGATATCCAAACACTGAGTTAGCACCATCACCACCTTGGCCTGGGCCAGGAGGTGCACTACCAGCACCACCAGATCCAACTGTCACTGGATAAGTTGCACCATTAGCAAACGCAATACCACTTGCAAGTCTAAATCCACCTGCACCACCGCCACCAGCTTGACCATTTCCTGTGCTACCACCACCAGCACCACCACCAGCAACAACTAAAACAGAAGCAGGTGATGCTAACTTTGAAACAACTAAATTACCCGGTGATGTAAATATATGTCTTCGATATCCATTCTCAGTTACTGTTGCATTACCACCTGTTGCTTGCATACTTGTGATAACTGCCTCAGTAGTTATACCAACCCACTGATAACCATTGTAAACTCGAAGTTGCTCACCATATACAGTATCGTCCATAACATATACTATTTCTCCAACCGCAGTTCCAAGACCTGCTGCAACTCCATCTACCGTAGTGGTTCCAATGCCGATTGAGTGTCCTTGTATAGATGTTTTCTGAACACTACCAAAATTTATACTCTTTCCAATACCTATTTTAGTGTTTGATAAAGTTGATATTCCGGATACTGTTAAACTTGCTGCTGCAATTGTATCTGTTGCAGCGATACCAGTTAATGATGATCCATCTCCCTTAAATGATGTTCCAGTTATAACACCAACAGCATTAATACCACCAGCAAGAACTTTAAGTCCAACTCTAGCAGTTACAACACCAACTGAATCTACATTTGTTACATCTTCGTAAGTTAAAACACCAGATAAAGTTGCACCTACAGCAACTATATTTCCATCCTTTAATATAACTCCACCAGCTGTGGTGACACCAGAAACAACATTGCTTAATGTAGAAATACCAGTTACTTTTAGTGATCCAGTATCTACAGTCGCAGTATCAACACCAACGTTAGTTAAGTTTGCACCATCACCAGTGAAACTTGTTGCAGTTATAACACCTGCGTTTCCAATCTTAATATTATTTCCTACCTCTACTGAAATTGCAGTTGCAACACCTGTGACATTTAGTTCATTAAGCTGAATTGAGCTTGCACTGACAATACCAGTAACAGTTAAAGCACCGTTAAGAACTTGATCTCCATTTTGATTAAGAGCACCAGCGATTTCATGAGTATCAAAAATTTCAAATTGAACAACGTCTCCAGCTGTTGCAGCAGATAATAATGTTACGGTAGCACCATCATTTGCAATAAAATCAGATCCCACAGCAAGAAGAGCACCATTACGATAAACACTTATGTTGTTAATTCGATATCCGCCAGTAACAGTGAACAAAGTTTGATCAGCAGTCGCAGTAACGTTAATTTTTTTAGATTTTACGTTAGGTGTTAACGATATTTTTCTTCCAATCGCCATCGCAATAGTTCTTTTTAGTTATTTATAAAGCATCTATGTTAAAAGAGATTGTTGTTCTTGTTTTTTCAGATTTGTGCATTGTAACTCCATGCATTAAATATGAAGGGAAAATTAATATATCACCCTTCACTACACTTGGAACAAATGATAGGTATGGAGTATCAAATAAATTACTTAATAATTGTCGTTGTGGTTTAAGAAGTTCAATAGCATGTCTATTATAAAAATAAAAATTTCCAAAGTCTGGATCAGGATTATCTAAAAAAATACACCCAGATAAAATAGAATCACCATGATCATGAATTTCTTGGAATCCTCCTTTTTCATAAGTGTTTTTCCATGGTTGCCTTAATTCAAAATTTTCAAGTGATATGTTTGCTCTCTTTAAAAAATTATTTACAACTGAATTAATATAAGGAAGTAAATCATCAACAAACAGACCCTCAACTTTTACCGAACATGCTTTTGCCCAGTCTACATTATAACTTTCATCTATCTTTAAGTTTCTAAGATCATCTACATTCGAGATAGTAGTATGATGAAAATATGTTTGTGGAAAAATAATGTTCATAATATAAGTTTATCACATTAATCAGGTTTTGGATACTTATTTTTTACTTCATCAATTGCTTGAATCCATGATCCATTTTCTAAGTTTCCATTTTTAATATCATGATAGAGCATATCTAATTGATCTACCATTTTTGGGAAAGCCTTCTCACGATTTCTTTCATATAGGTAGTAATTATAAATTTCTACCTCTCTTTCAACCTCTTTTAAAATTTCATCTCTTGTTGGAGGTGTGGTTCCTGTATCATCTTCCCAAGCATCAAAACAATCATCATCTTGTAAATTTGTAAATGAGTAACGTGCATCGGGCCTTAATATTTTAATTGCAGTATCAACTCCGGGAACAGGATACTCAATATCATGAAACTTTCTTGTTGCCATAATTATCAAATAAAAAAATGAATGTAATTTATTTAGGAGATGTCAACCCAACCTTTTGTATTATCTGCTTGATATACAGATTCGTCCCATACGTATGTTTGATTATTAGTTAAGGATGGTTTTGCGATTGGTGGATCATATTTACCTGTTGTGGTATTTAATGTCCAAGAGTTAGATGCCTCTCCATCTTTATCAAGTGGAGGACTAATTTGACAGAATTTATCAAGTGTTGAGTCATACTTCCAATTTCCATTTCCGCATGGATAATTCCCACGAAATGGAGTTCCACCCTGACTATGAACGTTTTCATTAGTATTATAAGAGCATTTCATCCATGTTCCACCATGATGTTTCTCTAAGTATTCCCTACCAATAGACTCTTGTTCGATACCACCATTAGTCATACATTTGATAGTGTCAATGTAAAGAACTCTCTTTACAACATTGTCTACACCTAATTCTGCGTAATGTGCCATAAATTTTACCTATACTGCGTATGCGACTACAACTTTACCTGATCCACCAGAACCACCAGCACCATTTTTGCCACCGCCACCGCCACCACCACCAGTATTAGCGGTTGCATCTGAACAATCTCCGTCACCAACTCCACCAGCACTGCCACCACCAGATCCTCCTGATGGTTGAGGGCCTGAATGGTGAGTTCCACCTCCACCTCCACCAGCAAATGTTTGAGATGGGCCTTCAATTGCCATAACTAAACCATTACCACCAGGCCCGCCTTGTCCGGGGCCTTGATCAGGAGCATTTGTTCCAACAGCACCAGCACCACCGCCACCAGCAGCAGGATAATTAGTTCCACCATTTGCAGCAGTTGGAGCATTTCCACCATCATGTCCCCAACCAGCAGAAGGGGAATTTGCATTTGCACTACCTCCGGAAGCTCCTGTTCCTTCTCCGCCTGTTCCGCTACCCGGAGGCCCTTGTCCACCACCTCCACCAGATCCTCCGGAAAGGCCATTAGAGTCTCCTCTCATACCACCTCCACCTCCACCGGCAGCAGGATATGCAGGGCTAAATGATGAAGCATTACCAGTATCACCTTTATTTTTAGCACCGGGGCCACCAGATCCAATTGTAACTGTATAACTTCCGGGAATTACAGGTACACTATTATTAAAATATAATGCTCCAGCACCACCGCCACCATTTGCTCCTGAGCCAGGATTACCTCCACCAGAACCACCTCCACCAATAACCATAAGTTCTACATCTTTGCTACCAGAGGATACAGTAAATGTTCCGGGTGATGTAAATTCATGAACTTTAAATCCTGATCTATCAGTGGTTTCTGTTCCTCCAGTCGCTGCAAAATTATTTGATGCACCCACCCATCCTAATGCATCACCATGATAAACTTGTAAAGATCCCTCATCATCTGTATTAAATATTACGGTTCCAATAGCAGTTCCAATACCCGCATTTCTTCCTGCTCCTGTTGTAGTTCCAACACCAACTGCATGCTCTTGAACAAATGCTTTTTGAACATTACCATAATTTAAACTTTTTCCAAGACCTACAGTAACATTTCCAACTGTAGTGGTAGTCCCTAAAGTTGTGATACCAGATACTTTAATATTGTTTGTATTAATGTTATCTGTTGCAGCGATACCAGTTAATGCAGATCCATCTCCTTTGAATGAAGTTCCAGTTATAACACCAACAGCATTGATACCACCAGCAAGAACTTTGATACCTGTTCTTGCAGTTACAATACCAAGTGAGTCAACACTTGTTACATCTTCGTAAGTTAAAACACCAGATAAAGTTGCACCTACAGCAACTATATTTCCATCCTTTAATATAACTCCACCAGCTGTAGTAACACCAGAAACAGTAGCATCATTATTTACAGTTAATCTTCCTGTTGTTTGTGCTGATGAAACGATAACATCTGTATTAGCAACACCAGTTAAACCTGATCCATCTCCACGGAAAGCAACAGCAGTAACTATACCAGCATCACCATCTATGATCACTGTATTTTTAATATCTAATGTCGCATCGGGTGCTGTACTCGCTATACCTACTCTATCATTCGTATTATCTACGGTGAATGCATCTGATGATGCTAAATTAGCTAGTGTGACAGCTCTTGAACTTGGCATTTTATAAACACTTTTTAGTTATTTATCTATTTTATTGCTTGATGTTGTGGCAACTCTGGTAGCAAATCAAATGCAACAACAATCCTT